AGCCTGACCAACCCGTTGATGTCAAGTGCTCCCTTCCCGTTCCCGAAGTGTCGGACCTGGCCCGGTCCCAAGCCGCGTGGAAGCAGTCTTCGGCGGACTGTCTCTCTGAGGTCTAGATGTTGCGAGCATTCTAGGTCTTGGAGAGTCGCGTAGGGGTGATTAGAGAATTTGGCGAGGAGCTTGCCGGCTGTCAGGCTGCTCAAGTGTCCTACATCTCGGGACACGAGCAGCACGCCGTTGGGCTCCATGATTCTCTCGCAAAAGACGCCTCTCTTCCCTGAGAAGGATTTGTCTAGGTTGACAACTAGTCTCATCCGAGTCAGGGTTTCTACGTAGCGATCTCGGATACTATTGGTCCAGTATCCTATGAGGTCGTCTCCGCAGATGGAGTAGGTTTCTTTTCGCGCCCCTGCGTACCATGCGGCTAAACCATTGAGGAGGCTCAGGATGACCCAAGAAGGTCCAAGCCCCATGTGGATACCATTGCTAGTGGTTCCCTGTGGGGTCTCCTTGGGTCCGAAGAGACGCTCAACGACCGGGATATCCTGCGGCCGCTTAAGCCTGATGCACAGCAGGCGTGCTGTGTAGATGGCTAGCGAATGCGGGATATAGTCGGTGGCCGCAGAGAGGTCTGCGGAGAAGGCTTTAGCACCCTTCTCCTGCCTCTCGATGGTCACCTCCCGGCCTAAGAGCATGTCTCGGGTTGTCAGGCAGCGACGCAGCGCGCGTAACCAACGCGCTGTCAGCTCCCTGGCTACCTGGACCTCCTCAGCGGGGTGCAACGTGGCCACCCGAATCTTCCCCCCCATCTCTGGGAGGGCAAGAGGACGGAGGGCCACTTCTTCACGAGGCATCTCTAGGTATGCCTGGCGGACTTCCTCTGGGTGCGGGGGTCGGGGATCTTCCATGAGATCCGCCGCTTGGTCGAAGGCATTGAATATGGCTTCTACCTTGTGTGCGGGGAACTCCCCGCCCGCAACCTCCGCCCAGGAGGGAGTCTGAAGGGCCTCTACCTGGGAGGCCAAGTGAAGAAGTCTTGCGATGTGTCTCTGGGTAAGAGCGGCTGCCGTGCCACCCTCCCGGCGGGAGTGGCTGAGGCAGGCGTTCGAACTCGGAATCACTTCAAGAGACGTTGCACCGATGAGGGAGTCGAGGGGTAGCTTCTGGATGTATCTCTCTAAACTTTTGTAGAGGGATGTGTCTGGCTCCCCTTTTCTCTCCCATCTTTTAT